TTACCTGTTGAGATCCATGTATCAGGGTCTCTAAATCCAGTACTAAGTCCAGGCACACTCTTAGTAATGCTCTTGCGAAACTTCGCAATATCAAATGCTTTTGCCATTATTGTCTCCTAAAAAGAAAGTCTGGGGCGACTAAATGCCGCCCCGCCGGTTGTTAAGGATTTATGCTCTTGAGCGAATTGCTGCTAAGATGTCCTGTGCACTTGGCTTCTCGCCTTCAGTAACTGGAGTTGCTGTTGGAGTAGGTGCCGGTGTAGGTGCCGGAGCAGGAGTTGGTTCTTGCCAACCAGTATCTGTCACTGTTTCAGCAACAGGCGCTGGTGCTACTGGAGCAGGAGTTGGTGCCGCCACTGGTGCAGGTGCCGCTCCGCTATTGTTTGGTGCACTGTTTGATGTATCAAGTTGTACGCCTGCTGGACGATAAAAATTGCCCCAACGTACTGGATCATACAACTTACCATCAACACTTGCTTCAAACATTTCAGCAATTACTGCTAATTCTGCTTCGCTTGGTTGTTTAGGAAGATAATCATTTAAGTTATACAACCCATGTGTTTCGATAGCTGCACGTTCGTTACTATCTAAACTACGCTCTCTACGAGCCCAACCACTGGTTGAGTAATCTGCATATTGACCTTTAGTAGTTTTAGTAAGACGGAAGTCTGTACCACCTTCATAATCTGTAGGAAGTTCTTCAAAATCACTGCTCATAAGAGCACCTTTAATAATATTGAAGATACTTGGATTAATTACAAATCGACGGATTGGATTTTCTGGAGACTCTTCATCTAAAGAGTTTTCAGTTACAAAGCCTTGGAACACGTAACTACGCTTTTTCCAATACTTACGACCCATGTCTTCTAGTGCTGGGTCTTTAAACCACTGGCGTACCTCTGATAGTACTGGACAGCTTCCAACTGGTCCCCACATTTCATTACATGGAACATTTACGACACACCGACGACTGTCTGGTTGTCCTTCAATTCCTTGAAATTCCATGCGAATCATTTGACGTTCACGCCAAAAGAAAGTGTTTCCTGAATCTCCATCTGGAAGGAAACGAATTACACTTGTTGAATTTTCTGGGATATTCCAAAACGGATAGATTGCATTGTCACCTCCGCCGCTTTGTTTACCAGGACCACTGTTGTCCTGAGCCTGTAGTTTTGCTTTAATTTCTGCCAATGTTGCCATAGTTATTCTCCTTGTTTGCCTATGTGTGTTGCATTAAATGCAACTATTGCCTAAGTTTGCCTAAATGACAATGTACTTATTGTCACTAATATATAATACATGCGTTAGTTTGTCAACTAAAAAGTTTATTAATATCAAAACTTTCGAGTACAGTATTGATATCCTTTTCCCATTGATTATTTTCTGCATGTACTGGTGTCTCATTGTGTGTTGGTCGTAACTTAGGCATCAGCGATGCAAGTGCTTTTGCTGATTTACCCAGTATAGCATCGTCGTTGATGCTGTCAACCAATTTACTTGCTTCTGCAAGACAATTTGACATTGTGCTTTCGCTCTCATCAAGAACGTTAGCAATATACTCCATCACTGCACCTAGTTGTGCTCGTGCTGAAGAATTCTCAAATGTGTGGTTCATTGGATTTTCTGGATCACCGACAATATCAGTTCCTTCTTTAACCCAAACGGTTTTGCCACTATTTTCAACTACACTTACAAGTGTGTTGATTGTATCTGCTACTTTTGTATTATGCTCACGTACTGCTTGCATTTCTCTTACAAGTGACTGAACATAAGGTAGTGCGCCTTCTACATTTTCATCAAAGTGATGTACTGTAAATGCTGTTTTGATATCGTCTAGTCCATTTTCGTCCAATTGCTCATCTTTGGCTTCAAAATCTTCTATCATAGCTGAATAGGTTCTTGCACCCTTCATACGATTTAGTGTTTCACGTATACTGTTAATGCGTCCAATAACTGCTTCTACAATATCTGCGGTATCTTCGTTAACAAGTCCATTCTTTTCACTATAACGTCTAAACTCTTTAAGTTTCTTTAATTCTGAACATTGTTCTGCAATATGCTTGCCGAAGTCATCATGTGGATTACCGCCTGCTTGTACGTGACGTAACATAGCTCTACCACCAGCAAGGTTGTTACTAGGAAATCTGTAACGCTCGCCTTCAGCATTTTCAATATAAATGGCTTGAATGTTTCTACTACGTGATCCACGTTGTTCTTCATTTACTGCTTTGTTATGTTTAATAACAAGTCTTGCGTTTTCTAATTTTTGGTAGCTACTTTTGCTGCTTCCGTATGCGGCGCCAATGCCTTCATTTACTTTATCTTGTTGTTTCATGTCTTTTACCTTTTGAGCTTGGTAGTCGAAATCTTTTGGTTCAATTGTCCTAGCATAATTTTTTAATGTATATTCAATAATACTGCGGTTAGCTAATTTTTTAATTTGTCCTAATGTCTCTTTTATTGACTGATGATCTACATTCGATCCTAAACTAACTTTTATATTACGAGTATTATCTGTTTCATCTAAACTAATCATAGTTCCATTGTCTATAATATAGAACCGTCTTGCCTCTGAAGGATCAACTGTATCAGCACCTTCGTCAGTATATAATTTTAAACTGTGGCCGTTGCCTTTGAGTATCTTAAACATCTTTTCTGCAACTAATTCTGAACTCAACATATCTCTTGTATCTCTCTATTATATAGTATTTATGCCAAGAATACGAAAGGCATAGGTGCAAGATCTTCTTCATCACTAAAACTATCTTTAAGTTCGTTATATGTGGTTTCATCATACTGTGCTACCTGTTGTGCAACTCTAACAACTAGCAATGCCGCCATTACTAAGTCATCAGTTTCACCTTCTTTAGCTGAATAGCTTGCACCACGAGCAATAAATGTTTTAGTTTCACGTAACAATGTGTTACTTGCAATCTCCATTTTATCGCTTTCGATCCAATTTTTAAATTTACTACATGCTGCTAATTTACTTTTATTTGTAGTTGTAAATCCACGCCTGTAGGATCTAGAACTACCAGCTTTTCTTGATTCAGTTATAAATGTACCAGCTATATTTTCCTCGCCCATTTCACTAATTACTACTAATGCTGCTTCACCAAGAGTATTGTTTTCTACGCTCCAATATATTTCACTATCTGGTGCTGTAGACTCTATCTCACTTAACATACCACGTAGTATACGTATTTGTTCCTGTACTGGTGTTTTATTATGCATCCACTCAGCAACTTGTCGCATACCTGGCAACTCATATATTTGTATTGCGGCATTATCGCCACCAGTACCTAAACTTGGATCAAGGCCTGCAATATATGTTTTACCATTTTGTACTGGTTTGTACCAACGTACTTGTCCAGATTTTTTATAGACGTCTTTGTGTTCCATTAATGTTAATTTTAAACTATCAATTAAAGTTTCATCAAAAGCAATAAACTCATTTAAGTGTTCTCGACGGAAACGTTCTTCTCCGATCTTACCTTGTTCTTCATCTGCCCATTCTTGGTTTCTGTCAGGGTGCGCTGTCCAATCAGCACTGTATGCTTTGAATCCATTTTTACCGACTTGTTTTTCAAATCCATAATCGTCGATAGTCCTGTTTGCTTCTCTCCAAATTTGAGCAAACTGATCATCGTCTTGGTTTGGTGTACTTGTAATAATACATTTACCACCTGTACTAAGTGTAGGACTTAGTGATGTCCAAAACTCACGAGCAATAGTGGGTCTCACAAATGCAAATTCGTCTAAGTATGCTAGTGAGATAGATAAACCACGTCCAGTATTTTCGGTAGTGGCTTGTGCTACAATACGGCTACCATTATCAAATTCTAAACTACCTTTATTATATGCTGTAACACCAGCACGTATAAAGTTTGGCAGTAATTCATATGCAAAACGTATACGTTGCATAATCTCTTGTGCACCACTATACTTGTGAGCCGCAATTAGAATAGTTTGGTCAGGCATAAACATTGCATACCATAATAGATATGCAGCCGCCGCTGTTGACTTACCCATTTGTCTACTAATAAGTGCAATACTATATTTGTGATTATGGTAAGCGTCTAACAATCCTTTTTGAAAGTCAAACAAGTCAAACTTCATACGCCCTTTAGTAGGGTGTTGAATCCAACAATATTTTACAATAAAATACTGCGGATCCATAGTACACTTAGCAAGCTCTTGTAGTTGCTCATCTGTATACTTTTCTTTTTGGTATGGGGTTTTGGTTAGTTTTGTATCTACTGACATACTATTACTTATGTTGTGTTAAAAAAGGGGAAGCAACAAATTGTTTTGTTAGCTTCCCCAAATGTAAACCTTAAGCCTGTAATTAAGGGTTATATATTACATACCTGCAAGTTTGCGCAAGTAATCTAATTCTTCGTTTGCTTCACCAAATCCACTATCACGGCCAATACGCATCTCTAAGTCACGAGCTACTTGATCTCTAACATCAGTGTCTGATGCTTCTCCAAAATCAGGTTGATCGTCTGACAAATTCATTAAGTCGTTCATAGCTGCATCAATAGCACGTTCTGGGCTATCAAATTCACCACGCTCATGTCTTTTAACAATATCGTCTACAATCTCTGCAACTTCAGCATTACCTTCGTCACTAAACATACCGTATTCACGGTTGCTAGCGTACTCACCTGCTGCTGGATTGTAATCTGGCGCACCCATTGCTTCTGTTGTGTCAACTGATTCTTCCATAGTAGCTTCAGTATGTGCTTCACGCATTTCACCCATTAGCTGTTCAAAAGCAGTTCTAACACTGTTTAAATCGCAGTCTTCACCACAAGCAGCTTCTAGTCTTCCGCCTTCACGAAATACACTGCTAAGTTCTTTTAACTTATCCATTGCGCCATTAAATGTGTTATCTACTTTTGAATGTGCCATATTAAATACCTGCTAGCTTTTTAACATAGTCCAACGACTCAGATGATTCAAAGTATTCATCTGCTACTTCTTTGCCATACTTTTTAGTAAAATCTTCTTTTGACATTGTCTCAGAATCGTGAATGAGTTGGTCACTCATTTTGCTTTCGTCTATTCCTGCTAATTTACGTAGCATATCTACATCATCGTCTAGTTTATGTGCTGTATCTTTTTTCATTGTAGTTTTGTGTGTTTTACCACCAAACTCGAAACTATCTTTACCTGCACGGCTTGCAGCTGCCGCCGCTTGATTAAATGCGTTCTCATCAATGTCGTCTTCTTCAACTTTCGATTCGTCTACTTTATCATCATCGTCTTTTTCCCATGGTGCTTTTTTAAGAGAAACTTTTTTCTTTTTCTCACCACGTGGCGTTTCGTCTGCATCATAACGTGCACGGTCATATTCGCCTTCTTTAAATGCCGCATATGCTTCGCTTACACTTTCTACTGTATGATCTGGATATAAATTCTCGTCTACAGTAACGTGATCGCCTTTTGCTTTTAAATAACGGCGTAAACTTGTGTCTACATCACTACCCATTGCTTGCAACGGATCATCCATCATTTCTTCTTCTGGTCTGGTTGTTGCAGTGTCAAATCCTGCACCCTCTGCTTCTTCAACTTCAGCAGTTGCATCAATTCTGTTAAGAAGTTCTGGGTTTACGATGCCTGCTAATTTAACTAAGTCTCTTAAATCCATTTTTTATACCTTATATTCTGTTGCTAATTCTGATTTAGGTAAGTTCTTAACAAAATTAGAAACAAATTCATTTCCAAAATTATCTTTATGTTCTACTTTTTCCGCTTCACTGTAATCAGCATCTGCTAATACACTTTTAACTTCATCATCAGTAGTGTTCTCTAAATCTTCTTCTTCATCGATAAACTCACCTTCGTTATATACTCTAATTGCACCAATATGAATACCTGTTGCGGCTGCAACTTCTTCTTGCATTACATTTGGAGTACATGGGAGATGTGTTACAATTTCCATAGTAGACACTGCACTCGGGCCAATATCACCAAACCCGGCTGGGCTTCGTTGAATAATACTTGTTTTCGGCGAACTAACACTCTCTACATTGTATCGAGCTAAGTGTGATTCCAATTTTTTTAATTGCTCATCTGACATGTCAGCTACAGTACGTAGTCTGAAGTTGTATGTTTTCTCAGATTCTGCCAAATATTGCTTTAAACTTTTCATACTATTATTCCTATCTTACAGTTATTTATCACTATTATTTGTTTTTTGTACTTTTGCCATAATGTCATTGATTAAACTTGCTCTATCAAACTCTTCAGCGGTTCCGTCGATAGGAACACCGTCAATTGGAGCATCATTCAATTTTGCAATTTGCATTTCAACTTTCTTTTCTTCTAGATCAAGTTTACGTTTACGCATTTGCATTTCAATCATCTTTAATTTTTTGTCCATCTTTGCTGTTTTAGCTGTAATGGCGTTTGTCATCATTTTACTTGCACTATCAAATACTGGAGCCGCATGCCGGTCTTCTACATTTTGTCCAAGGTCCATAAGGTCTTGAAATGCTGACATTGCTTGTTTTGCATACTCGTCCATGTCTTTGTCTAGTGATTCTAAATCACGAACTGCTGGCAAGGCTTGATCAATTTTGTCTGCTGTTTCTAATGTTTGTTGTAGTTTGTCTAAATCAAATCCAGTTTCAGCTTCACTAGTATGCTCTGGAGTTTCTGGGCTAGCCATGTTAAACACTTCTTCAATTTTTTTACTCATTTTTTTCTCTTCTTTAGTTTCTTAGGATTATTGAACAGCTCATTTTCTGTTAAAACACGAAACCCAACGCCTTGCTTTTGTGCAAATAACTTTGCAGCCTGCCATTTTGCTTCGTTAACTACGGCGGCGGCTTTTTGTGCTGGACTTCTTGCATTACCAAGTATTTGACCTGCTGGCTTAATTTCTATAAATTCAGCATGCCTCTTTTTATTTACATCTTCATATACAATAAAAAAGTCAGGCACATACATAGTTTGTTTATTTTTAACTGGGTTAAAATATGGGATACGATGACTTTCGCTTGCCCATGCTACTACACTTGGATGTGTATCGCAAAAACGCATAAATTTTAATTCCCATCCACTACGATATCTCGGAGAATGTTTTCCGATATATCTAGATAGATTCCTAGGTGTAAATATGCCTTGTTGAAACTTGGATGCCATTATCTACGTATTTATAATGCTTAAAAGTTTTTAAATTCAATGTGCTCTGGTTGAAACTGTACAGTCCAAGTAATAGGCGAACTATCTGAATAATTAAGGTTATCGTGTGTCACATTAGTAATCATACAGTTTATCATTTCACATATTCTTCCAGTACCTGGATCGTCTATTCCACTACGAGTATCAAGGGTTCCAATGGAAATTTTATTAAAGAAAAAACGACCTGCCGCAGTAATGGCATTAAGTCCACTAGGTGTTGAAACATTGGGGGCATTACCATTTGAGGCAAAGGGGTTACTTAACTCGCCCAATCCTTGCGAATAATAATAACTAGAATAATCAGTAAGTAAATTTTGAAATTGGCTATCAACAGTGTCATAAAAAGTAATTGATGCTGGTGCTATTTCTTGTCTGGTTGTTACAAATCTTTGATGATTGTATTGATTTAGTCTTGTTACGTTGTATTGATAACTAGGCATATCTACACCTGACACTCTATCAAATACAAAAGATCTCCCATAACTAGCATCTGATAATTCAGCAGCTGAGTCAATTACCATGTTAACAGAAAAATTAAATTTTTGTCTTGGCTTCTTGAACATTATAGCGTCATCGACACCATAAATCTCTGCTGCTAAATTACGTGGGCCAGTATTAGAAGTTAATCCCATTAACTATTATCCTGTTGCGTTAACTGCGGTATTGTCTACAGACGCACCAGTTAGTGTTGCATTGCCAGATGCATCATAAACTTCTGCATTGTCATATTGGATCTGCACAGTAACTTGTACTTGATCACTTGTAGCATATGCCATATCACCATATTGAATATTTGTAATATAACAACCACTAAGCTCAAATGTATCTAGTACACCTGGTGTTGGATTTTGTCCATCAAGTGTTTCTATTCTAGTTGTAAACTTATAACCTGCACCCGCTCTTACTGAACTTTGGTTTGCATGGTCAACTTGTCTGTTAAGTTGTGCATTTAATTCTTTTAGTGTAACGCCGTCAATATCGTCACGTAATACAATGCTTACAGGTTCCCATGTGTGTTTGCCTGCCAAATAGATTCTACTATTATATGCATCCACTGGAATCTGTTCATGTGTTAAACCAGGTCTGCTTGTACTAATAACGTTTCGTGTTGGTGTTGAACTAAATCCATCACCTTCAAAAGTAACTCTAAAACGATACTGTAATTTTGGCATAATAGTAGTGGTGTTTCCTGCATTGTCTGGAACACCAAGTGTTGTTAAAACTGCCATGTTAGTCTCCTCTATACTAGCTAATACTATTTATAAGAAATCAGTGAAAAAAATGGACGCACAAGGCGCCCATTAAGTTTGTAGTTATTTTAGTCTTTTTATACGTTAGATAGTGTGCCACTATTAACAATACGGATTGGAATGTAAATAAATTCTACTGACTTAGTTGGCTCAATTGCCACATCAATATACAATTCGTTACGATCAATACGAGCTGGTGTATTGTTACTTCCGTCACAAACAACTGCAAAGTCTGTTACCCCTCTGCGGCTTAAAATGTCTGCAAGGAAACGTTCAAATACTTGCTTTGCTCTGGCACGTGTCTGTGCATCGTTTTGTTCAAACAAGAATGGGCGAGCAATTTCATCAAAGCGTTCTCTCAGGTATGCAACTAAACGTGCTACGTTTACACGGTCAAGTGCTGTAGTTGTACTTGCTAGTGTTTTTTGTCCAAAAATAACTGTGCCTTGTCCAATAAATGTTGTAATTGGATTTAGCTTGGCAGTATACATTGCATCACGTTGTCCTTGTGTTAGTGTAAGTGCTTTGAATTCATTTTCAGAATTCATAAATCCTACTGCACTAGCATTTTGTACAACACCACGAGTTAATCCTGCTGGCGCAAACCATGGGAAACTAATGTTATCATTATAAGCATATGTATAAAGTGCCATATGACTTGGTGGAACAACTACTGTTTTGCCATTTACTGGCTCTGTTGAATTACCAGCTGGATAGTATGCTGCACTATATGTGTTATTTGTTACCAATCCATCTTCACCATTTTCTGTTGCCGCATTTGAGTTTTGAACCCAACTAATAGCGTCAGTTGCATTTTTGCGCATTGGTGTATCAACAATAATAAATGCTGTTTCGCCACGATCACTGTTTAGTGTAACTAACTCGTCTGTCAGTTCAGGATAGTTAGGTGCTGCTAACAAAGTAAAGTTATACTGTTCTTCACGTAAATCTGTTCCTGCGGCTACTGATTGCATGCTAGCAGCAATAACTTTACGCTGTGCATATCTACCGAATGAACCAGATCCATCTGATTGGTTAGTTGCTGCATTTCTCCATGCTGTTCCGTTCCAACTACGCACTGTATTTCTACTTTGTGCCATGTTTACAACAATTAGTCCATCTGGATAAATTACTGCACTTGGTGCACCAGCAATAGCACTACCGCCACCTTTAGTGTCATCAATATCAGCAAAAAGTACACCATTAGCACTTGTTTGATCTGAGTTTGTATGTTTTACCCAGGCTGATCCGTTATGCTTATAAATTTTTGGATAATCACGTTCGTTGGCTAAGCCAGAACCTGCTAAATTAGTATCAATCCAAATATCTCCATCTGCAAGAGCGCCGCCTGATGTGTCAGTTGTTGGTGCTGATGATGCATATTGTACATCTGCTGCTGGTGTCCATGATCCACTAGCACTAACATACAAGTCTAATGCATCAATTGTATTGTCAAACCAATATTGACCAGTTGCTGCTGTTGCTGTTGGTGCTGCAATTTGTGCTAGTAATGATGTAGTAATAGCAGTAGGTGCACCCAATGCACTTACAACAGTAATATCAATTTGATCTACTGCCTTGCCTAATAGTACTCCGCCTGCTGTAGCACTTGATGTTAGTGCTGTAGCACTTGAACCATCTTGTGGCACAAACGTAGTAATATCAGCATTATCTGATCCATCACTTACGCCAGCTACTGTTTGTGGAGTAAATGCATCTTCAATAAACTTACTAATTACAATATTTAAACCATTGCCTGGGCTAGTTGTTTTAACCCAAATATCACCATTACTTGGCGATGCTGGTGCATTATAGTGTTTGTCAAGTGTTGCGCCTGCTGTTGCCCATGCCGCCGCATCTTCTTTGTAATATTCAATACTCTTGCTTGTTGTTGAAATTACAACATGATAACCACCAGTTACTACTGTTGCCGCAGGTGCTGTTCCTGCCGCACCAGCAATTACTTCAACTGTAGGGGTTTTGTAATCCCATACTGATGTAGTACTATTCCATACATGGATACCATACTTACTGGCATCTGTGTCTAACCAATATGTATTAGCTGTTGAGTAAGTACTTGTTGGTTGAATTGTTGTTGAATCTAATTCTGCTAAGTCAATGTTTGCTCGTACAATATATGCACGTGAACCTTGTCCCAAATAGCTGTATGCAGCCAACAAGCCGTATTCACTTGTTTCACTACCTTGTGTAATTTTTGTTCCAACAGTAGTAAATGTTGGGTTACCAAAATACTGTGTAAGCTCACGCTGTGATGTAACCGAAATTACATTTCCTGCTTGTCCTACTTTTGTATATTTTGCAATACCATCTGATTCACTGCCAGTTGGATCTGTTTTGTTCTCTCTTGTTGCTACAATAATTAGTGGTACTGTTCCGTTTCCGGCGGCGCCATATGCGCTTTCATCAGTTACACTAACCTGTACACCTGGTGATACTAAAGCCATTTTATTCTCCTCTGGGTCATATCTATCGATGTTAGTATTTATTATGACAGCTATATATCAGGGGTGAAATGAAGGTTAACTACGTAGTTATTTAGTTAGCACTATAAGAATCAATATTTGAAATGAGAGCATGTACATTAAATTCTAAATCTTCTAGTGTACCATTGTTATCAATAGTAAAGTCTGACATCCATTGTTCTAGACTCATACTATTTTTATTTTCCGGAGGCAAATGTTCACTTCGATCAACCCAAATGCAGTAATCAAACACACCTGTGTTTTTCATTGAATGAAATTCTTTTTTATTGCGTAGTCCACAATAGATATCATGTTCCGAAAATATTTCTCTACCTAAACGAGCAGGGTCTGGAACATTATAATCACAAATGGCATTATACCACTCTTGTCTGTGATTGTGTCTATCAGCATAACATTGCTCTTCGGAGTTGTATCCATACTTTCCTTTGAGGTCGTTATAGATAAACAACTTACTACAGAACTGACTGCTGGATTCAAAACTATAACCATACTTGTCTCTGAGAATTTCACAGACAGTATCTTTGCCATGGCGTCCATGGCCTATTACTAGTAATTTTAATTTCATGTTTATATTATAATTGGATTTGATGTATTTGTCAATACCTAAAAGAT